CGGCAATCTCGGTATCTGCCCCGCACGCACAGTTGATCACGACAAGCTGTTTTGCGGCGGCGCTTTCGCCTGTCAGTTGCGCGAAACTGGCGACGTCGTTCCAAGTTGTCCCACCGTCGGGACTCTCCTGGATGTAGACGTTCAGGGTGTCGCCGGCGTCTACGTCCGCCACAGTGACATCAAGCAGGAAAAACAGAGCCTTGACCCCGGACGCGAGCTGAACTTCGTCGGACGTCCCGCTTTCGGTACGGGCAGCCGACGCGAGCATCGTCGCCGGGGTATTGAGCGAGCTAATGCGTTTCATGGTGACCGCCTCCTCATGCAGTCTTCAGGAATACAAGAGCATAGTTCACGATACCAGCAGTTCGGCCCACTGATGCGGCGGCGTAGAGGTACACGTCACCAGCGGCGGCGGCGATACTGTCGGCACCAGCTACCGGCCACATCATGAGACAATTCCCGATAACGTTTTGGTATACGGTTTCGGCGAGAGTGATGGTCAAGTCGCCCGTCATTTTGGTGGCAGCGGCAGCGGCTTTGCTGATGCTCAGAACTGCAGAAGTCGTTCCATCGGCCACCTCAGATACTGATATCAGAGCGAAGAGGAGCTGACCTTTGGCGGCCATGGCGTCGATTACCTTGGTATCGACCGCATCGGCCGACCCACCGAAATCGAATTCGCCAGTCTCGACGAATATCGCAGATTTCTCGTCAGCTACGAGATGGGCGAGTTTGATCGCGGCGGTGAGGACTCCGTCGACTTCGGATAGGCCGGTGGTCGCGGCGACCCCGGCGGCGGTCTCGCCCAGGATCTTCTGAACCTCAGTGAGCGTGGCGATCTTGGTCGAGTCACCATCGTCTGAGTCGACGAGTCCCACACTGTCTGCCATCTTGATCCCGGTTTTCGCGTCGATCTCCCAGAGGTCGACGTCAAGAGTTCCCCCCGAGCCGGTCGAAAGGCCGACACCCGCATGCCGGCCCATAAGGCTTCGTGGTCGGTTTGCCATTCCAACCCACCTCAGTTGATCGCGATTCTGGCGACGGTGTTGTTGTTGTGAATCTCGATTCCCAGCCAGCCACCTATCTCGGCGTACTGGTTCTGCCCGGGTTGGCGCGGGTAGTTCCCATCGACGTTGTAGTCATCGGGGATGATCAGCTCGGCTCCTTCTGCGCACTTCAGCACGAGATAGACGTAGTTCGCTGGGAAGTAGTCGGACTTGACCATCCATTCTGTGTAGGGCGCGTTGAGCGATCGGCCCATCAGGCGAGTCCCGATCTTGTCTGCAAAGACCTTACCGAGGTCGTCTTCCTGCAGCAGGTAGTTCAAATACGCAGGTCTACCGGCGAGGTAGAGTGTGCCGATCAGGTTCGGATCGATGTATTCGAGCGTCTTGCGGAGGTCGTCGTATGGATCCATGACTTTGTCCGTCTCGGATCCATCCCAGGCCCCACTGTTTGTGCCCGCCGTGATGCTTCCGAGAGAGTTTGCAGCGGCCGCGCCGACCAGACCGGTGATGCCCCAAGTAGAGTCGCCGTTGATGATCGTGTAGTTTTCGCGCCGTAGACATTCCATCATGGCGACAGATACCGATTGGTTCCATCGAGCAGGATCGAGCTTCAGCTCTTCTTCGTTCATCAGGATAGCGTCGTCGATCCTGTATACGGGATGCATAACGTCTTTGGACTTCGTTCCAACAACATCGGGAGCCGTCCCACCCATAGATATCCGGGCGGTCGAGATCCCGTCCTGTGACTCGGTCTTGTCGACTTTTCTGACGATATCTTTCCTGACGGTCGGGGCCACGTTGGGTCGTTGGTCGATCAGCCTCCGCCCTATGTATCCATCTTTGTATCGGCTCTGGAATGACAGGATCGTCTTCTGCATGTTCAAAACGACTTCCTGGGGTATCCCAGCGCCATAATTCAGTTCACCTACCATTTCCATCCCTCACTTTAAAATTAAACATTTCACCTGATGCACTTTGTAAACCAGGTCGGTCGCGGCGGCTACTGCCACGGTGGACGCAAACTGGAGTGTCACGACGGTGCTCGTTAAGCTCTTGACCCGGTTCAACTGTGCGTCGCCGTTTACGTCTTCGAGTACGATGTAGTCGCCTTCTTCCAGGTCGAGCAGCGCCAGGTTTTCAGCCGTGAACGTGACGGTTTTATCACCGATAACTACGTTGACCGATGGCGTTTTGTAGGTCGCCGCGCCCATCGTCACATCTTCGAGCGCCTGGGCTTTGCACGTAGTGAGTCGAGTCTCTCCCGCATCACTTCCGGCCTCGTTCAATACGCCGATGTAACACGCCGGGGTGCCGAATGGTGCGCATTCCAGATAGTCGCCGTCGATGATATCGGTGTCCGCCTTCGTACTGACCAGCGCGTTGATGATTCCGTCCCGAGCCACTCGTACTGCATCGGGAACGGATGCATTGTTCACGGCTTGATAGAATCCGTCTTCGTCCAACACCACACCGTTTGCAGGCTGGACCGAGAACCCGATGATGTTGTCAGCGTTGTCGGCCAGAGATCCTTTCACAGTCTTGGCCGCGCTCCGAATCACAGCGACCCCGAACCCGACATTCCCCCCAGCAGCGAACGGTTCGATCATGCCGGTGTAAGGGGTAGTCGTATCTTTCAGTGCCATTATATGGTCCTCCCGAAAAGTTTATCCTGTTCTGCTCTGAGGTCGAAACCACCAGTCCCTCCGTCTGGCGATATGGGAGATCCTCGTGCAGATTGATGCTCGATCGTGTGATCGAGCAGCTTGTGGCCATGCTCTCGGACGAAGGCGACCGGGTCGGTTTTCGCGATCTCGTACAGACTTTCGGCCTCGTCTTCGTACCCAGGTTTCAGGCTTTGCTTGAACTCGACTACCTTCCGGGCCTGTGCATCTTCTTCTATGGCATCTTTCAGGTCGGCAAACTGGTCGGCCAATGCCTCAAGTGTGATCTCGGCGGCGCCGGGAGTAGGTTTTTCCTCGGAGGTCTCTCCGACGTCCGGCCCCGCGCCGCCTTCGTTACTTTCGTTTGACTCTGCTTTTTTCATATAGGTTCCTCCGTTGCTGGTTTTTCGCATCGACTCTATGGCGATCGCCAGGGTGGTGGGGCGCGATTCCATATTGAATCCGGCTCCATCTTCGGGAGTGACCACGCCTTGCTTGACCAAAGAATACTCAAAGAAAACGTAATGCGGCTCTTCTTTCGCGACGTATTCGACTTTCTCCAGTCTTGGGATTGGTCCAGACGCCACTTTCAAAGTTCAGATAGCAGGCCAGGTACAGGCTCCCATGGAGCGCTTCTCCCGATTCGATCCCCTCTGTTTCTTCCGGGGTGAGATATCGCCGATAAAACTCGGTCTGCGCGTCGATCCGGCGCTCGGCCTCGTTAGGGGTGGGCGACCTGATCTGGCCAACCCGCCGAGCGTCGGGGTCGAGCGGTTCGTGGTTGATCAGTACCGGGATCCCGTCGAGCCAGTTGGATTCAGGCCCAAACTTCTCGAACGATCGCAAAACCGGGATGCCATGGCCCCAAAATACCCCTTCAACCACCGGGACTGTTGGTACGAAAATCGAGGTTGCCGTCTTCTTCTGGTGGGCAGCCTCGAACGAAACGTCGATCTTCGAAAATTTGTACTCAGAATTATCATCCATGAATGGAATAACCCCCTCGGCCTTTTTGGCAGAAATGCGCCTAAGCCCCTCTGCGCATCGGCAAGAAGTGTGCATCTTCACGATCGTGTCGCCCGACGACGGATACACCCCGGCGGGAAGAGGCCGGGCTTCTCCCGCTACGGCAAGGCAGATATCGCAGGTTCGATCGTCGTTGGTTATGATCCGGTATGCTTCGTATTTGGCGGGATCAATTACGCCTCGACTGCAAGCGTTATGAGTCGAGAAGTACTGGCCACGGTTGGCGGCCTCGCTCGTCTCGTTCGATGCGATGACGCCAGCCCGATATTTCCGAGACTTGGCGGCCTCGTCTGCGATCTGGCGGGATATGTCATCTTGAGATACGCCATCTGCCGCGAGCTTGGTGGCGAGATCCGCCAACCGCTCCGACTCTTTCGGCGACAGTCCGATGAACTCCTGAATGATCTCGGCCTGTTGCTTAGTGGTATAGCCCTCAAAATAGCCGCGATGGATGACTTCCCGGACGGCATTCTGGGTGGGGTCGTCGATCTGGCCAACCAGTTCGGCGCAGTGTCCCTCGATCCATTTGAGCGCGTTGGGGTCTTTCAGATCGTACCTGAACGACTGAGCAGAGATCGTCGAAATGTAGTCAGAGTTCGCGTCTGCAGCCTTTCCAAACGAGTTGAGCAGTTCGGCTTCGATGTCGAACTTGTCCCACTGGATCAGCTCGGCGGCATGGGCGAAGTCGCCCAGATCGAGTGCGGTCTCGAACTTGGCCCAGTCGGTTTGCGACAGGGTTGTTTCGATCCATTCGAAATACCGCTCCGAAATGTTTCTCGATCCGCCGTCGAGGATCCCTTCGAGGCGAGATACCAGGTCGTCGGTGGCAGTCATGTATCCTCGCCTATGTCCATGCCTCGGAGGGCGCGCCTTTCTTCGTAGAGTTGGCGGCGGTCCTCGGCTTCAAGCGGACTATGGCCTCGTTTCGCTCGAGCCTCATCGATCGTGATAAGGCCACCGGCCAGATCTTCCCGAGCATTTTTGGCCTCGGCTTCCTTGTCGGCAGGCGCCCATGACCACCAATCGAATTCGCAGGTCAGGTCAAATCCGTTCCATTCGAGCCACTTGGACCACAACCCTTCGAACGGTTTTCCGTAGGTCTCCCGTTCGGTGGCGATGTGTCGATCGAGCAGATCCTTTTCCGGCGCGCTCGATACCGAGATGGCTTGAGCAACGCTTTTCAAAACGTCTTTGTGGAAGAAGAATTCCAGGATCTTGTTAGCGAGAAGCTCCTCGATCTCCCAAGGGTTGAGCGGCATGGTGATTCGAGGATATTTCAGTTCCATCCCCGCAACCGACAATTTCGCCACGTCGTACCCCTGGCGCTGGATCAGCCCCTTTGCATAATCTTCGATGCCTTGTGGATCGATCGTCGCCCCGGCAGTGATCAGGGCAGCGATCTCTTTGCCGTTGACCTGCGCAATTTCGTTGGGGACCGAGACCCTGCGAGCGGCCAACATGCCGTAATCGCAGACGGTCTTCCACATATCGATCAGAGGAGCCACGGTTCGGAGGAGGCTCGTCGATTCGGGGACGGTCATATCAGAGATGTATAAGATATTTTCAGGATCAAGCTCGACCGTCTTCCCGACTCCCTGTCTCTGGTAGAACTTCGTTTGTCTGTCGGGGATGTCATAGACGACTCCTGGAAGGATCGGATCCGACTTCGATGTCAGGTAGTTCGAGCCTCCGACTGGTGCGGTATCGAATGACTCACCGGGGAGGAGCTGGATCATATCG